AACCAATACTAGCATCTAATATACAAGAACATTCTGTAATGAAGTATCAAGAACAAATGAATGGATTAACACAACAAAAATTACAACAGAATGTTAGTCCAGAACAAGCACAGAATCCTGCTGTTGTACAAGGAGCTATGGCTGAAGCTGCAGAAGAAATACTTAATGCAAATATGGCTATGGGTAAACAACAATCTCCAGAACAACAAATGGTTGAACTAGAACAAAAACGTGTAGAACTTGATATGCAAAAATTACAATTACAAGCTGCAAAAGATAATTCTGAAGCAGTTCAAAAGGCTCAAGAATTTGAATTAAAACAAACAGAGATGTTATTAAAGACAGCTCAAGGAAAAGAAACACAAGCCCTTAAAGAACAAAAAGGTGAAGCTGATAGATTAAGTAAACAACAACTGAAAGCTTTAGATACTTTATCTAAATTAACATCTGAAGAAAATAGAGTTCAAATAGAAGCTGATAAAATAGAAAGTCAAGAAAAAATGAAAGCTTTAGATATTTTAAATGATATGTCAAAACAAGAAATAATTAATACAAAGGAGAAAAACTAATGCCTAAATATGGAGGAATACATTATCCTAACGATCAAAAAGGAATTACAAATGGATACCCTACTCATGTTGTAGATAAGAACTCTACTAATAAGTTTGGTACAAAGAGTCATGTTTCTAAGGGTAAGGATACTTTTGGTAATTTTACAAAAAAATCTTTAAATGATGGTGCTTCTGGTTTAAGAAAAACTAGAGTTTTAAGAGAAGATCCTGCTTCTTTAACAAATTATCCAACTTAAAAAATTTTTAACTAGGGATATTTTATAGCTTATCGACTGCCCTAGCAGACAAGCCAAGACGATAGGTATAATTTTAAGGAGAATAAATTATGGCAAACTCAACCTTTAATGGACCAATTAGGTCTGAAAATGGTTTTAAACAAATAAGTATAAACTCTACTACAGGAGCTGTTACTGAAGAAGCAGTTTATGATACGAGACCTAATTTTCGTCAAACTGTAGATAACTCTACTTTTAATGCTGGAGAGGATGTTGATACTACTTTAACTACAGCACAATCTGGAACTATCTTTAATATAGATGGAACTTACGATATTGTAGTTAATATGCCAGCACTTAGTACAGCTAATGTAGGAACAACATATGAGTTTTTTCTAGCTACTGCAGCTGCTTCTGATAAAACAGTTACTTTCGTTTTACCAGGTTCAGCAGTTTCTGCTTTTTGGGGAGCATTAGTACTTATGGGTGGTACTGCAGCTAATCCAGCAGATGATCACGTAGGAGATACTTTAACTTTACCTAACTCAACAGTAGCAAATGCAAGAGTTAAACTTACTTGTATTACTGATGATGGTACTAATTCCAAATGGAAAACTGAAACATTATCTACACCAATAGCAACAATAGCTTAACATTTAATAATCAATATTGGGTGGTATCTATTTACTGCCCAATATTATTTTAGAAGGAATATAATATGTGGAAAACACCTAATATAAAAGAAATATCTGTTGGATTAGAAATTAACTGTTATGCTTGTGCAGAGTTATAATCTACTTTAATGGATTTATGGGAAGAAGTTGTTCAAGAATATTCTAAAGAAATTCAAAATTTAAAGAATATGCTTGGGGAAGGTAGTGTTGAAGATCATCAGCATTATCGTCAAGTAGTTGGTTCTATACAAGGAATTGAATGGAGTCGACAAAAATTATTAGATATATTAAAAAATCTAAATAAAATTAACGAAGAGGAGTAAAATGCAACAAGTACATATGGGAAAAGCCTTGAAGAATGATATGTGGATTTCGCAGGAAGAAGCACCTGATCCAGATGTTTTACCTGAATTACCAGGTTATCATATTTTAATACGTCCAGTTTCTATTAAAGAAAAAACAAAAGGAGGTATTCTAATACCTGATTCTACTAGAGAAGATATGGCTTATCTAACAACTGTAGGAAAAGTATTAGCTATTGGAAATTTAGCATATAAAGATATAGATAAATTTCCTAATGGACAATGGTGTAATGTTGGTGATTATGTTTGTTATGGTAAACATTCTGGACAAAAACTTTATTATAAATCTACACGCTTGCTTTTATTATTTGATGATCAAGTTATTCTTAAAGTTGAAGATCCTAAAGACTTAGATCCTACATTTAATTTAACAAGAGGATCTAACTAATTTGTATAGTTTATAACTCTATGTTATAATACTTAAAACGTAATACGTATGTCTCGTAAACAACGGAGGTTAAAATGGCAAAAAAAGATAAAGATTGGGAATCTGTCGAAGTTCCTGAAAATGAAACAAAAGAAGATAAAGTTGAATATGAAGTTGAAGGTGAAGTAGAAGATAAAGAAACTAAAGTGGAAGCAACAACACAAGCTAAAGAAGAAGTTTTGGAATCTACACCTGTAGAAACACAACCTGAAGAATTAGAAGGTATAGAAACACAGGGTGCTCAAAAAAGAATCCGTCAATTAGTTAAGCAAAGAAAAGAAAGAGATAATCAAATTGCTCAACTGATGCAACAAAATGAACAACTTAAAACAACTGTACATCACACACAGGAAACTTTTACAGAAGTAAGTAAAAAGAATCTTGATGTAACAGAAAAACAACTTAATGATAAATTAATGTTGGCTCGTACAGCATATACAGATGCTTTTGAAAGTGGTGATAAAGAGAAATTATTACATTCACAAGAAATGTTAAATGATGCACAAACAGATTTAAAAAATGTAAATGCAACAAAACAACAATTTGCAAGAAAAGTTCAACAAGAACAAAAACAGCCTATACAACAACAGTATCAACAACCTTACCAACAACCACAACAACCAGCTGCAGATCCTTTAGCAACTGATTGGGCAACTAAAAATACATGGTTTGGTACAAATAATATAATGACTGCAGGAGCATTAGCTATAGATGCAGCATTAAAAGAAGAAGGTTATAATACTGGTGAAGTAGATTATTATCAAGAAGTTGATAAAAGAATGCGAGAAAATTTCCCACAAAAATTTAATGGGGAATCTCAAATAAATCGTCAGCAGGGTTCAACGTCACAACCTGCTCAAGTAGTAGCTGGAGCATCACGTTCTGCTTCTAATTCTAAAAAAGTTAAGTTAAGTCAACATGATTTAAATTTAGCTAATAAATGGAATATACCACTTGATAAGTATGCTCAAGAAAAAATGAAAGCTGATAAAGCTGAAGGTGAGTACACTACTGTAAACATGAAACGTGGAGGATAAATAAATGGCACGTAATATATCACGTACATCTAAAGAAAGAGAACTAAATACAAGAGAAGAAACTGAATACGTTTTTGAAGAACCTAATACTACAGATATCCCAAAAGCAGTTGAAGAACGATTTGCTAACGAAGGTATGTCTTTAAGATGGTTAAGAATTGACTCACAAGGTCAAGAAGATTATCAAAGTATTGGAAAGAGTCTGCAAAAAGGTTGGGAGTTTGTACTACCTGATGAAGTTCCTGAAATGGGTGCTACTTCTGTCGTGAGGAAGGATGGGCGTTATGCTGGAGTTATCTGTCGTGGAGATGTAGCTTTAGGTAAAATACCAACAGTTAAGCTTAACGCTAAGAGAAAGTATTATCAAAATAAGAGTTCAGAATTAATGAATGCTGTAAATTCACAGCTCATGTCTGGCTCTAATTCGAGAATGCCTATCTCTAATAATAGTAAATCAACAGTAATAAAAGGAAGAACTCCGTCTTTCCAAGATTAGAGTCTTTCTTTATAATTTAGGAGAAAGAAAATGGCAACAAATAATGCGCCAAGAGGTCTCGTTTTAGCTAAAAAAAACGGATCTGGTTCTAACTCTACTGGTATAGATACTATTGATTGGGAAGCAGTAACAACTGTTCCATCCTCTGGACTATCAACAGATATGTTCACAGGAGATCCAATAATTGCGTATGCAAGTTCATCTGTTAAACCTTCACCTGCTGATGCATCAGATAAGTGCATTGGTGTTTTTCAAGGATGTAGTTTTGTTAACTCATCAGGAGAACAGAAGTTTAGCAGACATTGGACAGGAGGAACAACTGCGACTGATATCAAAATATTTGTATCAAGAGATCCGAGCCAAACATATTTCATACAAGCAGATGCAACTGTAACTGCATCTACAGCTCAAGGTATAGTAGGGAAACCTGTTAATTTTCCATGGGCAGTAGGAACAGGTTCTACAAAGACAGGACAAAGTGCTTATGTAATGACTGCTGCTAGTCCAACTGATGCTGAGAGTAATTTACGTGTAATACGTAGAGCACCTTGGGATACAGCTACTGGAGCATCTATAGGTACAACTGATGCATATCCTTGGTATGAAGTCCGTCTAAACAATCATTTCGATAATTATATCACAACAACTGTATCAACAGCTTAATAGGAGGGTTTGATAAATGGCAATAAATAGAGCTAGTATTAGCAAAGAACTCCTACCAGGATTGAATGCAATTTTTGGGTTGGAGTATGGACAAGTAAATAATGAACATGAGTCTTTATTTGATATAGAGAACTCAGACAGAGCTTTTGAAGAAGAAGTCCTCTTCACAGGTTTTGGCGAAGCACCTGTTAAAGGTGAAGGAGCAGCAGTAGTTTATGATTCTGCCTCCGAAAGTTATACTGCAAGGTATACAGCCGAAACTATAGCTTTAGCTTTTGCAATAACAGAGGAAGCCATGGAGGATAATCTCTATGATACTTTCGCTAAGTTACGTGCAAAAGGTTTAGCAAGAGCAATGGCAACAACTAAACAAGTGAAAGCAGCAGCTATTTTTAATACTGCATTTGCAGCAGCTGGTGTAAACTACGGAGATGGAGTAGCATTTTGTGCTAGTAATCACCCTACTATAGGTGATGGAAATCAAAGTAATTTACTTGGTGCAGCAGACTTATCACAAACTACATTAGAAACAGCTTTAACTTCTATACAGAAGACTAAAGATGACAGAGGTATTTTAATTGGTGCAAGTGCATTATCATTACATATACCTGTAGATTCTTGGAGTATCGCTGATGGAATATTAAATACGCCTGGTAAAACAAGCAGTTCTGATAATGATATAAATTCAGTTCGTCATATGGGTATGGTTCCTCAAGGATTCTATATTAACAGACGTTTCACAGATACTGATGCATGGTTTATAAAAACTGATGTTCCTAATGGTGCTAAAATGTTTACAAGAACACCATTACAAACAAAGATGGAACCTGATTTCGACACAGGTAACTTACGCTTTAAAGCAAGAGAAAGATATTCTTTTGGTATATCTGACTGGCGTGGTTACTATGGTAGTGCAGGGTAACTAATAACTAAATATATAGGGAGGCATGAGTTATCTGTCTCCCTATTAAAATATAAGGGAAAAAGATGGCAACAAATATTACAACAAAATATAATATTAGGGCTGGAGGCAATGGTGTTATTGTAACAACTACAGGTTTTTCAAGAGTTATAGCTATTCATGCTTATTCTACTGCAGCAGGTACTATTAAAATTGCAGATTCAAGTGGAGATAAAATAGTATTTGAAGTTCCTGCAAGTAGTATGTCAGATATTTATATAGGTGACATGGGTGTTAGATTTGATGCAACAGTTTGTTGTACTGCTCCAGGTACAGGTGGTATTACCTTATTTTTAGGATAAAAAATGGCTACTTATTCTTTCTTAAAAGCTGACATTATAAATACAATGGAAAATGATTCGACAGAGTTTGCCGATCAAATACCTTACTTTGTAGAAAAAGCAGAAGTACGTTTAACAAAAGATCTAGATGATGCAGGTTTAAATAACTATGCATCATTTACTTTTACTGCTTCTAGTCCTGTTGTATCTCTTCCAGATAAAACAAGAATAGTACGTAATGTAAACTTTACAACAAGTGCTAGTTTAGCTGGTGAAAGAGATGGTATTATTCCTTTATTACAAAGACCTTATGAGTTTGCTTTAGATTATTGGAGTATTCCTACTTCAGTAGGCAGACCAAAATATTATTCAAGAAAAGACAACTCCTCTATATATGTTGTACCTACCCCAACTTCTGCATTAACAGGAGAAATTGCGTATGTGCGAAGACCTATAGCTTTAGCAAGTGCTACAGGTGTAAGTGCAACAACAACTAATTATTATAGTGAGTTTTGTTATGATGCTCTCTTTTATGCAAGTATGATTGAAGCAACACGCTATGCTAAGAGTTGGGATACAGTTCAAGTATGGCAAGGAGATTATGTAAATGCTATTGAAGGCTTACGTAATCAAGCAAGAAGAACAAGACAAGATGATATGGAATCAGCTAATAGTCCTGTCGGAGCACCAAATCCATTACAAAAAGGGAGTAACTAATAATGGTTGCAAAATCAAAAACCAAAAATAAAAAACAAACTGAAAACAAGAAAAAAGAGAACACACAAATTGCTGACTATTCCATATCAGGTAAAAAAATATGGCGTAAACCAAATGTAAACGAATGGTATCCTGACTGGTATCGGATATATTCTCGAGGGGAAGAAGAACCTCTTCGAGAACTATTTCCAATAGAGAGTTGGGCTAAAGGTGGTATAGCTAAAAAGAAAACTAAAAAGAAAAAACCTAGAGGTGTAGGTATTGCTTCTAGAGGTTATGGTAAGGCAATGAGATAATGGATAA